CCGCCGCGCGCATCCGCGTCCGCGGTCCTACCCCTCCCCTCGGCGCCGAGCTCGAGCTCGGTCGCGAGCTCGAGCTCGAGGCGCCGGCCGTGAGGCCGCCGGCGCGGCTCACGCCGGCGGGTCGGCGGGCGTGGCGCGAGGCCGAGGCGACGCTCGTCGAGCTCGGCGAGGACCCGGCGTTGTCGGCGGGCGCGCTCGACCGTTACGCGTTCGCCGTGTCGGCGTGGCGCGAGCTCGAGGCGCGTTGGCTCGAGGCGGGTCGGCCGGCGACGGCGCTCGGCGGGTCGACCGGGACGGTTGAGGTTCCGCATCCGTTGGTTGCGCAGTTGGCTACGGCGCGGGAGCATGCGGCGTCGTTGGCCGATCGGCTCGGCCTCGACCCTCAAGCGCGGCGGCGGTTGTCGCGGCGGGCGGGCGCGGGTCGTCCGGCGGGCGCGGCGTCGGCGCCCGATCGCGCGGCGCCGCCGAGGCGTCGGCTCAAGGCGGTTAGCGAATGAGCGGTTACGACGCGCTCATCGCGCAGGCGCGCGAGCTCATACCCGCCGCGGACGTCGTCTACGTTTGCGCCGAGGTCGCTATCCCGAGCGAGGACCGCGTCGCCGTCCGCGCGATCGTCGCCGTTCCGCGCGAGCTATGGGACGACGAGCGCGGTATGCGCGATGGCGGTTGGGGCGTCGTCGGCCGGATGATCGGCGACGCGCTCGCCGCGAAAATGCTCGAGCTCGGGCGGAGCGAATGAGCGACGTCGAGCTCGAGCGCGTGCGCGTCCTCGGGCCGACGTTGACGCTCGAGGTTCGCGCGACGGTCCTCGCCGATTACGTCAAGCTGTTACGGCCGCAACCCGGCGACGTCCTCGTTGTCCGCGGGCTCGAGATACCGCGGGACGATGAGGGCCGGCCGATCGGCCTCGAGCGGTTGACCGAGACGCTCGACGAGACGCTCGGGTTTCGCTTGCCCGTCGTTGCGTTCGAGGACGGCGACGCCGACGCCGAGCTCGAGAGGCGGCCGGCGTGAGCGCGCTCGCGGTTGCCGAGCGTTGGGAGGCGTATGCGGATGCGACGCGCGCCGAGCATTTCGCCGCGTGGACGGCCGAGCATTGCGTACAGTCGGTCGACCGTTTCGCCGGCCGGCCGCTCGAGCTCGAGCGTTGGCAACTCGACATGATGGGCGAGGCGCTCGCGGAGCTCGGCGAGGACGAGGCGTATTGGTTGACGGTCGCGCTCGTCATCCCGAAAAAGAACGGGAAAACGTCGTTGCTCGCGGCGTATGCGCTCTATCACTTGCTCGAGGACGAGGGCGCTCCCGAGATTCTGCTCGCCGCGGCGACCGATAAGCAGGCGGGCCGGTTGTTTACGGCGGCGGTTCGGTTCGTCCGTTCCGACCCTTGGCTCTCGGCGCAGTTGGTTGTTCGCGAGCATGAGGGCGAGATTGCGCGGGCCGACGGTTTCGGGTCGTTGTTTCGGTTCTCGGCGGATTCGGGCGCGGCGTCGGGCTACAACCCGTCGCTCATCGTCGCGGACGAGCTCAAGGATTGGACGACGCCGCGCCGGCGCCGCGTATGGGCCGACATTGCGACGGCGGGCATGACGCGCGACTACGTCCACCTATTCGTTATCTCGACGGCCGGCGAGCCCGAGGAGCGCGTCGACGGCATCCTCGGGCAACTCATCGACGGTAACGAGCTCGAGGGCGAGCTCGAGCGCGTGGGCGCGTTGACGATTTCGCGTAACCATGCCGGCCGGACGCTCGTCTACAACTACGACGCGCATACGCTCGAGGTCGGCGACCTCGACGCGATCAAGGCGGCGAACCCGGCGTCGTGGGTTACGCGCGAACGGTTGGCCGAGCTCGCCGCGTCGCCGACGCTCGAGGCGGGCCGGTTTCTACAGTTGCACGGTTGCGTTTGGGCGACGAGCGAGTCGGGCTATCTCGAGCTCGAGGCGTGGCGCGAGCTCGAGCTCGACGGCGCCGAGCTCCGGGCGGGCGACGAGCTCGTCGTCGGTTTCCGCGGCGCGGATACGTGCGCGCTCGTCGCGTGTCGGCGGACCGACGGCGTCCTGTTCGCGCTCGAGGTTTGGGAGCCGGCCGGCGGCGGCCGGGTCGACCTCGAGGACGTCGACGACGCGTTGCGGGCGGCGCTCGAGCGGTACCGCGTGGCGGCCGTCTACGCGTCGGCTACGCCGGCGTGGGCGTCGTTGGTCAACGCGTGGCGGCATTTCGTCGGGCGGCGCGAGGTCGTCGACATGGACGTTTCGAGCCCGTCGCCGCGGACGGCGCAGATTACGGAGCGGTTCCGCGCGGACGCGCTCGCGGGCCGTGTTCGTCATGACGGCGACCGTCGGCTCGCGCGGCATGTCGTCGCGGCGCGCGTGGCGCGGGCCCGCAATCTGCCGTATCTCGCCGAGGGCTCGAGGAGCGCGGCGCCGATCGCGGGCGCGTTGGCGGCGCTGCTCGCGTGGGAGGCGCGGACGTTGCTCGGCCCGGTTCGGGCGTCGAGGCCGCCGGTCGCGTTTTGAGCGAGCTCGCGTCATCGGCGAACGATCGGCGGACGTTGCCTGAGCAGTTGCGCGACGCGCTGCTCGAGGCGCTCGCGGCGCGGCAATCGGACCTCAAGCGGTTCGATGATTACTACTCGGGCCGGCACAAACTCCTATTCGCGACGGTCAAGTTTCGCGAGACGTTCGGCAACCTTTTCCAATCGTTCTCGGACAACTGGTGCGACCTCGTCGTCGACGCGAGCGCGGAGCGGTTGCGCGTCGACGGTTTCCGGTTCGGCGGCGACGACACGGAGGCCGACTCGGACGCGTGGGATTTGTGGCAGGCGAACGGGCTCGACGCCGAATCGGAGCTCGCGCATACGGAGGCGATCAAGCTCGGTTGCGCGTATGCGCTCGTCTACCCGGACGACGGCGGCGAGCCGGCGATTCAACTCGAGGCGCCGACGACGGCTATCGTCCTCGTCGACCCGGCGCAGGGCCGTAACCGGCTCGCCGGGTTGCGCGATTGGGTCGACGAGTGGGGCGTCGAGCATTGCGTTTTGTACCTCCCGGCCGAGGTCGTTTGGTGGTCCCGCGAGGGCTCGAATAAGGGTTGGACCGAGGACGTCGGCTCGGGCGTCAATACGCTCGGCGTCGTCCCGCTCGTCCCGTTGCCGAATATGCCGACGTTGCGTAACCGGCAGGGCCGCTCGGACATTGAGCGGGTCATCCCGGTTCAGGACGCAATCAACAAGCTATGCGCGGACATGATCGTCGCGAGCGAGTTTGCGGCGTTCCCGCAGCGTTGGGTTACGGGCGTCGACATTCCGCGCTATCCCGAGGGCGACCCGAACGCGGGTCAACCGTTGCCGTCGTTTACGCAACAGTTTCTCGCCGGCGCCGGGACGATGTTCGCCGACGAGCATTCGGACGCGCATTTCGGAAACTTTCAAGTGAGCGACCTCGGCATCTACGCGCGGGCTATCGAAATGTTGGTCCAGCATGTCGCCGCGCAAACGCGGACGCCGCCGCATTACCTCCTCGGCGCTATGGGCTCGTTCCCGTCGGGCGAGTCGCTCAAGGCGACCGAGACGGGCCTCGTCGCCAAGGTCAAGCGCAAGCAACTCTCGTTCGGCGAGGGTTGGGAGGACGTTATGCGGCTCGCGTTCAAGGTCGCCGGCGACGAGGAGCGCGCGAGCTCGCCGTTGCTCGAAACCATTTGGATGAATCCCGAGTCGCGCTCGGACGCCGAGCTCACGGATGCGGCGGTCAAAATGTCGAGTATCGGCGTCCCGCGGCCGGCGCTATGGGAATACATCGGCGCGACGCCGGCGCAAATCGAGCGTTGGATCGCGCAGGGCGCCGAAACCGAGGGCGGCCCGGTCAAGGTTACGGAGACGATCGCGGCGACGCCGGGCGAGGCGGGCGCGATCGTCCCGGGCTCGAGCGCGCCGCCGGCGACGCCGCCGACAACCGTTCAAACGACGAAACAGGGAGGCCCGTAAATGGCCGACGAAACCTCGAGCGACTCGGGCGCGAGGCCCGACGAGCTCCCGGCCGCCGAGGGCGCGAGGCCCGACGCGCGCAGTACCGGCGAGGGCGCGAGGCCCGACACCGGATCATCCAACGACGCCGAGACGCTCCGCGATACCGGCAAGGAATCGCTCAACCGCGAGCGCAACGCAAGGCGCGAGGCCGAGCGACGCGCCACCGCGGCCGCGCCACGCCTCGCCGAGCTCGAGGACGCCGGCAAATCCGAGGTCGAGCGCGCAATCGCGCGGCTCGACCGGCAATCCGCCGAGCTCGACGCGAGCCGGTCGCGGGTTGCCGAGCTCGAGACGAAACTCGCCGAGCGCGAGCTACTCGAGCTCAAACGCGAAATCGCTCTAGAGCTCGGCGTACCGCTCGAGGCGGCGCACCGGCTACAGGGCACCGATGCCCGTTCGATCAAGGCCGACGCGACTCGTTACCTCGAGGAGCGGAAAACGCCTGCCGGCGATTTCGGCGGCGGTCGCGGCGGTACGGCGAGCGGGGCTCGAGGCGTCGACATGAACCGGATTATTCGGGAGGCGTCCGGCCGGCAGTAACGCGCGCCGGCGCCTCGCCGAGAAAGGGCAACGATGCCTTACAACAACACGATTACGCGCAGCGAGGCCGCCGCGCTCATCCCGGAGGAGGTCGCGGCCGAAATCATCACGCATCTACCGAGCGAGTCGGCGGCGCTCTCGATGTTTCGTCATGTCCCGATGGGCCGCGCGCAACAGCGCATCCCGGCCGAGTCGGCGCTCGCCGTCGCCTATTGGGTCGCCGGCGATACGGGGCTCAAGCAGACGTCGGAAATGAACTGGACCAACCTCTACCTCAACGCCGAGGAGCTCGCCGTCATCGTCACGATCGCCGAGGCGGTCCTCGACGATTCGGCGTTCGATATTTGGGCGGCGGTTCGCCCGAACCTCGTCGAGGCGATCGGGCGGGCGCTCGACGCCGCGATTTTCTTCGGCACGAACAAGCCGGCGTCATGGCCGGCCGCGATCGCGCCGGCGGCCGTCGCGGCGGGTAACACGGCGACGCAGGGCCTCACGCCGGACAAAGGCGGCATCATGGGCGACCTCTCGGCCGTGTTCGGGACGGTCGAGGCCGACGGTTTCGACGTAAACGGGATCGTCGCGACTCGGTTGCTCAAGGCCGCGTTGCGCAACGCGCGGGCGACGACCGGCGAGGCGCTCGCCGAGGCGCCGGCCTCGGACGGGAGCGAGGCTTACGGCGTCCCGATTTCCTACCCGATGCGCGGCCTATGGCCGTCGGGCGCCGGCGCCGTCGAGGCGATCGTCGGCGATTTCACGCAAGGCATCCTCGGCGTCCGGCAGGACCTCACGTTCAAGGTCCTAGATCAGGCCGTCATTCAGGACGGGACGGGCGCGATTCAGTTCAACCTCGCGCAACAGGACATGGTCGCGCTCCGCGTTACGGCGCGGTTCGCGTTCCAGGTCCCGAACCCGATCACCTACGACAACGCGAGCGGGACGACGCGCTACCCGTTCGGCGTCCTCAACGCGCCGTGAGCGTCGCCTACGACGAGGCGGTCGCGGCCGGCGTATGGCGGTTCGACCTTGGGACACCGGGGCCGATGCCCGTCGCCGCGTTTAGCGTCACGCCGGCGACCGGGCCCGCCGGGACCGTGTTCGCATTCGACGCGTCCGGCTCGACGCCGAGCGGCGATCCGATCGGGTACGCGTGGGATTTCGGCGACACCGGCCCGCTCATCGAGGGCGAAACGATGACTCACGCCTACACGATCGCGGGCACCTACACCGTGACGCTCTACGTGCAGGACCGCTACGGCAAGGGCGACTCGACGACGCAAGACGTCGTCGTCACCTAAAGGGAGGAAAGCGAATGGCCGAGGAAACCAAGTCGAAACGCTCGAGCTCGAGCTCGGGCGCGACCGTCGAGAACGCGACGACGGCCGCGGTCGAGGCGTTCGGCGGCGAGCCCGTCATGGACTACGACGCCGCTCTCGAGGCCGGCTACATCGGCGGGCCCGTCGACGACACGGACCACAGCGTCGCCGGCGAAATCGCTCGCGCCGAGGAGGCGAAAAAGGCCGAGTGAGCGAACCGTCCGACGAGGAGGCCCGGGCCGCGCTATGGCGCGAGCAAACGGCCGAACGGATCGCCTATCAGGCGGGCGTTTGGCGGTCGCTCATGGCGCCGCCCGGGCCGGCGGCGGCCGTCCGCGCCGCGTGGGCGCCGATCGTCCAATGGCAGGCCGAGCGCGACATTGAGATACCGCCCGAGGAGGACCCATGAGCTCAACCGAAACGCCGCCGGTCGACCCGCTCACGATTCCGTGGCGGCCGACGGTCGACGACGTCGCGGCGCTCATTCGCGCTCGGACGAAGGATGCGAGCATGAACGAGCTCGGGACGTTCACCGACAAAACACGGCCGACCGACGCCGAGGTCGAGCTACTGATTACGAACGGTTGCGCCAAGGTCGCGACGCTCGTCGGTTGGGACGTCCCGGCCGACGCGCAGGCCGAGGCGAAACATCTCGCCGCGATTTGGACCGCCTGCGAAATCGAGCTCGGCTATTGGCCCGAGCAGGTCCGGTCCGAGCGGTCGCCGTATGCGCAGTTGCTCGCGATGTTCGAGTTTGACGTCGGGCCGTTCGTCAACTACGTAGCGCAAATCACGCCGGGCGGCGCGAGCTCGGTCGGCGCGCGGTCGGGCACGTTCTATACGCCGTCCTATACGGCCGCGTGGGCCTACACCTACGGTTACGGGCTCGCGCCGCTCTCGGACGTCGTCAACGTCGGGAGCGGCGGTAACGCAAAGGACGGCGAGTGAAAGGGCCCGAGCCGATGCTCGAGGTTCGGGGCGCGCGGAAAGCGGCGGTCGACCTCGCGGAGCTCGGCGAGCGCGGCTCGGACATTCGCCGCGTGTCCGAGAAGGTTCGGACGATCTACCGGAAATCGAACGAGCGGCGGTTTGCGTCGCGCGGGCTCGGGTCATGGCCGGCGCTCGCCGACTCGACGCTCGAGCGCAAGGCGCGCGGCGGCTACCCGTCGCAAACGCTCGTCCGCTCGGGCGACCTCGAGCGGTCGCTGACGGCGCCGAGGGCCTCGGATCAAATCGACCGGCGCGACAAAACCGAGTTTCGTTTCGGGACGACGCTCTCATACGCCGCCTATCACGATTCCGGGACGGGCGGCGAGAAACGTCGCGAGCTCGTCGAGCTCACGCCGGCCGAGCGGGCCGAAGTCTCGAGGCTCATTTCCGGTTACGTCGCGAGGGCCGAGGCGTGAGCTCGTTCGTTGTCGCGACCGGGACGGCCGAGTTTGGGCCGTTCGTCACCGGCGGCGACGTCGAGGGTTGGGTTTTCGCCGAGCTACAAACGTGGTTCTCGACCTACCTCGCCGAGGCCGAGCGCCGCGCCGGCTACAGCGGGCATGACCTACCGCGGCCGAGGTCATGGGCGATCGGGCCGACGCCGGACAAGTGGCCCGAGGATCAAATCCCGGCCGTCTACGTCTCGAGCTCGGGCGTTCCGGCGCCGCCGCAACGCGACGGCGAGGGCTACTACCGGGCGCGTTGGCTCATCGAGCCGGGCGTCGTTTGCTCGGCGCGGACGCAGGCCGAGACGCATGCGCTCGCGATGCTTTACGGCGCCGCGTTGCGTTGGGTCATCGCGCAACGGCCGTCGCTCGGCGGCAACGCCGAGTCGTCCGATTGGCTCGGCGAGCGTTACGAGGACGTCTCATACGACGATTCGCGTTCGCTCTACGCATGCCGTGAGACGTTCTCGGTCGAGGTCGTCGACGTCATGCAAACCGGCGTCGGCCCGACGTCGGTCGAGGTTCCGTTTACGCCGGACGACACGTTGCCTTGGCCGCCCGACGTCGAGGTCGAAAGCGTCGAGCTCGAGCTCGACAACGTCACCGTTGACCAATCACTACCCGAGGAGGGATGAGGCAATGAGGCCCGGAGTAGACGTAATCTCGAGGGCGCTACCGCCGCCGCGGTCGGCGCCAACCGATACGGGCGTCGCGTTCGTCATCGGCGACACGCCGACGGGCATTACGCCGGCGCCGCCCGATACCGCGCTCGTCCGCTCGTTGACCGAATACGTCGCCGTGTTCGGCGACCGCGGCACCGGGACCGGGCAGGCGACCTACGACGCCGCCGAGGTCTATTTTCAAGAGGGCGGAAACAAGCTCTACGTCTCGAGGACGAATCCCGGGACGATGGTCGCCGCGGCGGCGAACGAGGTCCCGCCCGAGGACGAGCTCACGAAAATGAGTCGCAACGAGCTCGACGCGCTCGCCGCCGACCTCGGCCTCGACCCGTTGCAGTTCGCGACCAAGGCCGACGTTATCGCCGCGCTCGGCGAGGTTACGCCGTCGGCGGCCGACGCGACGGTCCTCGCCGCGCTCGACGCGCTCACGAAGGACCTCGGGCCCGGGCAAGTGTTTATCGCCGACGCGACGGTCGCGGCGGTCGCCGACAATCAATCGGCGTTGCTCGCGCATGCGCTCGCAACGAACCGGGTCGCGTTGCTCTCATGCGCCGACGGCGACGCCGCCTCGATTCAGGCCGCCGCCGAGGCGCTCAATACCGACGCGAACGCGCGTTACGGGGCGCTGTTCGCGCCGTCGGCGGTCGTCCCGGGCGTCGTCGCCGGGACGACGAGGACGGTTCCGTATACGGCGGTCGAGGCCGGCATCATCGCCCGCAACGACTCGACGTATTCGCCGAACCAACCGGCCGCCGGCGACCTCGGACAATCCGTGTTCGCGCTCGACGTCAACGGACACTTTACGGACCTCGAGTATCAGAATCTCAACAACGCCGGCGCGTCGATGGCGCGGCTCATCTACGGCGGCGTTCGGACCTACGGCTACCGCTCATGCGTCGACCCGGTCGCGATGCCGCAATGGGTCATGTTCGGTTGGTCGCGGCTCAACATGGGGATTACCGCGGAGGCCGAGGCGATCGGCGAGCGGTACGTTTTCGCGCAACTCGACGGGCGCGGGCATACGTTGAGCGAGTTCGGCGGCGACCTCTCGGCGATGCTGCTCGGCTACTACAACGAGGATTCGTTGTACGGGGCGACGCCGCAGGAGGCTTACGACGTCGACGTCGGCTCGACGGTCAACACGCCGGACACGATCGCGAACGGCGAGCTCCACGCCGTTTTGAGCGTCCGCATGTCGCCCGATGCCGAGTGGGTCGTTATCGAGGTCGTCAAGGTCGCGAGCAATCAGGCGCTCCCGGCCGCCGCATAACCGGAAGGGGGATAGACAATGCGTAAGGATCAACACCGCGTAACCGTCGTCGTCGACGGGCAAAAGCTCGGCGTTTTCGACGTCCTCACCGGCGGCGAAACCGACTCGGACGAGCTCAAGTATCGGCCCGGCGGGATGGCGCCGGTTATCTCATTGGGCGGCGTCGTCACCGTCGGGCAACTCATCGTCTCGAGGCTCTACAAACTCGACCGCGACCATTCGCGCGTTCATTGGTTGCTCGGCCGCGTCGGCGTCGGTCAAGTGACCGTGACGAAAACCGTCCTCGACCCGGACAAAAACGCGTTCGGTAAGCCGCTCGTCACGAAAGGCGTCCTCAAGCGGGTAACGCCGCCCGAGGTCGACTCGAACGCGACCGGCGACGCGGCCGTTATCGAGCTCGAGATTACGCCCGAGGGCGTCGTTACATGAGCGCGACCGACCAACGCAACGAGCTCGAGGAGACGGTCGAGCTCAAGGCGCCGGCGTGGCTCGGCGAGCCGGCCGACGAGGAGGAGCCCGAGGCGGTCGAGGTCGGCGCCGGCGGCTCGGTTCTCGACGTCATCCGCGATCGGCGCTCGGCGAAATCGGCCGAGCACGAATACGACATGCCCGTCCCGGGCTACGGCGGCCTGCTCGTCCTGCGCTGCTCGCCGCTCCGGGGCGAGGACCTAACCCGGTTGCGCGTCCGCATCGAACGGTCAAAGGACCCGGCGCGCGATTTCCAACTCGCCGCGGACATTCTCTCGGCGGTATGCGAGAACGTCCTCGCGCGGCGAACGGTCGGCGCCGAGCTCGAGCCGCTCGACCCGACCGGCGAGCCCGTCGCGCTCAACGAGCGGCTCGCCGAGCTCCTCCGCGTCGAGGCGCGCTCGGCGCGCGACCTCATCCTCGCCGTGTTCTCGCTCGCGCCGTCGCCGGAAATGGCGGTCGGCGACGCCGTCGGCGATTACCTCGCGTGGGCGCAGGGCGCCGACGCCGACCTCGACGACGGGCTAATGGGGGAATCCTGAGCGGGGGGACCGTCAACGTCGCCGCGACGATGGCGGTCCTCGGCCTCCCCGCATGGCGGTTCCTAACGACCCGCGACCATGAGGAGCGGTTGTTATTGCTCGCGCTCGCCGAGCGCGCCGCGCATGTCGCCGACGTCATGCAACGCAACCTCGCCGCTCATATCGTCAACACCTACGCGAAAGCGCAGCGCCGCTAGTGGCGGACATTGTCGAGCTCATCCTCGAGCTACGCAACGTCGCGCAGTTCGTCTCGGGCGCGAAACAGGCGTCGACGGCCGCCGGCGACATAGGCGACCAAACCGAGAAAGCCGGAAAGAAAGCGGGCGCCGGTTGGAAAGGGCTCGCGAAGTGGGCCGGCGGCGCCGCCGCCATCTACGGCGCGACGCGCTACGTCAAGTCGGCCGTGTCGGCGACCGAGGACCTCGCCAAGGCGACGATTACCGTCTCGAGGACGACCGGGATGGATACCGAAACCTCGAGCGAGTGGGCGGCGCTCATGAAAGAGCGCGGCGTCTCGACGAAACAGTTTCAAACGTCGCTCGTCAAGCTCTCGAAAACGATCGAGTCATCGCGCACCGGGACGGCGAAGGAAAACGCGACGGTCGCCGGCCTGCGAAAGCAAATCGACGCCGTCTCGGCCGCCGGCGGCAAAAAGGCGCCGGCCGAGCTCGCGAAGCTCTCGAGGGCGATCGCGTCGGCGCAGGGCGCCGGCGAAAAGGCGCGGCAAACGCTCGGCATGCTCGGCGTCTCGCAACGCGACGTCGCCAAGGGCAACACGGCCGGCGTCCTTTACAAAGTCGCCGACGCGCTCCAAAAAACGACGAACCCGGCGCAACGCGCCGCGCTCATGCAACAGCTATTCGGGCGCTCCGGGCAGGCGCTCCTACCAATCCTCATGAAGGGCCGCGAGGGCGTCCGCAAACTCCTCGAGGAGCAAAAGGCCGCCGGCAACTACATATCCGGGAAGGGCCTCAAATCGGCGAAGGACCTCATACAGCAACAGCGCGCGCTCGAGACGGCGCTCTCGGGCGTCAAGGTTCAGCTAGGGCAGGCGCTCCTACCCGTCCTCGTCCAAGTGGGAAAGATTCTCGTCCGGTTTATGACGCTCATACGGCCGTTGACGAAAAACGCAACGCTGTTCAAGGTCGCGATTGCCGGGCTCGCGATCGCGTTCGTGGCCTACAAAATCGCGATGATTGCCGCGACGATCGCGACAACCGTTTTCGACACGGCCGCGGCGCCCGTCGTCGGGATCGTCCTCGGCGTCGTCGCCGCGGTCGCGTTGCTCTCAATCGGCATCTATGAGCTCTATAAACATTGCGGTTGGTTCCGCGACGCCGTCAAGGCGGCATGGTCGACGGCAAAAACCGCGTTCGCCGGCATCCTCGACGCCGCGAAAGCGGTTTGGACATGGGTCAAGGCGTATTGGCCCTATCTGCTCGGCGCGCTCGCCGGCCCGTTCGGGCTCGCCGTCGTCCTCATCCTCAAACACCTAGACACGATCAAGGGCGCCGTCTCGGCCGTCGTCGACGCGATCAAGGCGACGCTTTCGACGCTCAAGGGCGCCGCCTCGAGCGTCGGGCAAGCGTTCGTCCGGGCGTTCGGGACGGTCAAGGACGCCGTCCGCGGCGCGATAAATACGCTCATCCGCGGATGGAATAGCTTGCAGTTCAAGGTTCCGGGATTCAAGGTCGGCCCGGTCCATTTCGGCGGCGTCACGCTCGGCGTCCCGCAAATCCCGCTCCTCGCGCAAGGCGGCCTCGTCACCGAGGCCGGCGCGGCCGTCGTCGGCGAGCGCGGCCCGGAGCTCGTCGCGCTCCCGGCCGGCGCAACCGTGTCGCCGCTCGAGGACGGGCATCGTCGGCCGCTCGAGATTGTCGTCCCGGTCCATATCGACGGCCGCGAGGTCGCGCGCTCGGTCGCGCGGGTCGCGTCGAATCAGTTGGCGCGGGCATGACGACGCCGCTCCGGGCCGGATGGGTCCGCGTGAGCTCGACCGACCCGAAAATCGTCCTCGACGTTCGCCTCGGCGACGGCCGCCCGGACGTCTCGGCCGGCTACGGCGGTTGGTCCGAGGTCGCGAGGCCGCGGCGCCGGCCGCTCTCGATATGGGTCGGTTCGCCCGGGTTGCGTATGACGCTCCCGATCCTGCTCGACGGTTTCCGGGCGCGCCGCTCGGTCGAGCGCGACATTGCGAACCTCGAGAAACTCGCGCTCCCGACCGCCGCGGATGGCGCGCCGCCGCGCGTCCGGCTCGCCGCTCGAGGCGGCGCCGTCCCGCATACCGATCGGGTTTGGGTCGTCGACTCGCTCGCGTTCGGCGACGGCGCCATCATGAACGCCGCCGGCGACCGGACACGGCAACCCGCGACGCTCTCGCTGCTCGAATACATCGCCGACGTTCGGATCAACGAGCGGTCGTCGACGACGCAAACGCGCCGGCAGGCGGCGCGGGCGAAATCGAAAGCGGGCGCCTCGAGTAAACGCGTCGTCGCCGGCAAGGGCAAAACGTCGTCGAGCGCGCATAAGGCTCGCGCGGCGAGCTCGAGCTCGAGCTCGTTCGGCGACGGCGAGGACCTGCTCTCGATTGCGGCGCGCGAGCTCGGCGACGCCGACCGTTGGGTTGAGATTGCGCAACTCAACGGGTTACGCGACCCGCGGGCGATCGTCCAAGGGCAAACGCTGAGGTTGCCATGAGCTCGCTCGCCGTCTCGGACGTCGACGTCGGCGCCGTCGCGCTAACGATCGTCGGTAAGAAACTTGGCAAGGGCTCGGCGATTCGCGTCGAGGACCGGATAACCGACGGCCGGCTCGAGCGGACGCTCGACGGCGCCTCGACGCTCACGCTCAACGTCGACGACCATAACCGCGACCTACTGCGCTCGGGCGCGCTCTCGTCGCAAATCGACCTCGCGCTCGCCGGCGAATGGTGGCGGCTCGTCCAAGTGCAGAAACAGGGCGACGGGCTCACGCTCACGCTCGAGGATCGCGCGGTCGCCTACCTACGGCAAATCAAGAAACCGCGTAAGGCGAAGCGGTCGAAAATGACCCGGGCCGAGTTTGCGCTCTCGATTGTGCGCGAGGTCAAGGCCGGCGGCGGCATCCGGTTCGTTTGCCCGGACCTCCACGCGAAACAGCCGATCGCGAAGTCGTCGCAGAAACTCTCGAGCCCGGATCGGCAAGCGACCGTCTCGCAAGGGCTCTCGCCCGGGGCCGCGCTCACGGTCAAGGGCAAGCCGGCGAGCTCCGCGCAACGCGGATACGGGCAACGCGTCCTCGACGTCGCCGCGTCATTGGGCGCCGACGCGCGCGCGACGATGGCGCTCATGCAAGCGGTCATCGTCGAGTCGCAGGTCCAAAACCTCAACTACGGCGACCGCGACTCGCTCGGGATTTTGCAAGTGCGCTCGTCGACGGCGGCCGGAATGCATATCGACAACCGCGACGTCGAGGCATGTTGCAACGCGTTCCTTACGCGCGGGTTTTGGGGGAAGGGCGGCGCTATCGCGATCGCCGCGAAAAACCCGTCGATGACGACGGGCATGGTCGCGCAGAATACGCAGGGCTCGGGCGTCCCGACCGCGTATGACCAATGGCGCGCCGAGGCGGCGAAGTGGGTCGCCGCGTATGGCGGCGCCGGCGGCGGCGGCTCGCTCGACGCGACGAAAACCGTCCCGTATCAGTTTCAGCGCGGCGGCACCGACGGGACGGTCGAGGATAGTTGGACATGCTTGCAACGGCTCGCGTCCGAGGTCGGTTGGCGCTGCTATTGCGTCGGCGGCGCCGTCTATTTCGTGAGCGAGACAACGCTCATGAAAGCGGGGCCGCGGGCGACGTTGAGCGAGCGAACGCTCGGCGTCGACAACATTGATTTCGACGTCGACAACGGCAAGGCGTCGAGCGAGGCGACGGTTACGGGCCGTATCAATCTGCTCGGTTTCCCGCCGGGCTCGGTCGTCGAGCTCGAGGATTGCGGGCCCGGCGATGGCCGTTGGTTGGTTCATACGGTCGAGCGCGGCGTATTCGACGCCGCCGCGACGATAACGCTCAAGCGGGTAACGAAACCGCTACCCGAGCCGGCCGCGGATACGACGACGGTTTCGGTTGGCGGCTCGAGCTCCTCGCTCGCGCTCGGCGGCTCGCCGTTCGGCGGCGTCGACGGGACCGCGACGCCCGAGGCCGACCGCGCATATCAGGCGGCGACGGCGATCGACGCGAAGGTCTATCCCTACGTTTGGGGCGGCGGTCATGCGTCATGCGGGACGCCCGATCACGGGCTCTACGGCTCGAGCGACTCGGGCGGACAGGACAAGGTCGCCGGCGTCGGCTACGACTGTTCGGGCTCGTCCTGCGCCGTCCTCGGCGCCGCCGGTATGGGCTACCGCATCGGCGGCCCGGTCGACGGTTCCGGGACGATGGCGGCGCGTTGGGGCGCCGCCGGCGAGGGCCGCTATCTGACGGTTTGGGCTAACTCGATTCATGTTTGGCTCGAGTTCAAAACGGCGCAGGGCGCGCAGCATTTCGGTACCGGCGAGTGGGGGATCGACAACCCGGCGAAGGGCCCGCGGTTTCAACGGACGATGCACACTAAAGACGGTTTCACGCCGAGACATTGGCCGGGCTCATGACGTCGCGTATCGCCGACGTCCTCGAGCACGATCCCGCGCCGGTTTCGGCCGTCCGGGCGCTCGTCGCGAATACGCCGGCGACGATCGACGACGACCTCTACGTAACCGTCCTCGCATTCGACGGGCACCGCCAACTTTGGGGGCCGTGTCAATGGGTCCCGAGCAACGGGCTACCGGCCGAGGGCGACGAGTGTCTCCTCGTCGTTACCGAGGACGACGGGACGCCGTGGGCGTTGACGACGGCGCCCGTCTACGCCGCCGGCGAGCCGGGCCCGCCCGGGCCCGAGGGCCCGCAAGGTCCGCCGGGTCCGCAGGGCGCGACCGGCGCTCAAGGTCCGCCCGGACCGCAGGGCTCGACCGGCTCGACCGGTCCGCCCGGTCCCGCCGGCGCAACGGGGCCGCAAGGCCCGCAAGGCGATCCCGGCGCGACCGGCGCTCAAGGTCCGGCGGGTCCGGCCGGCTCGACGGGGCCGCAAGGCGCGAAGGGCGACAAAGGCGACACGGGCCCAACCGGTCCGCAGGGCGCGACGGGCGCAACCGGCGCCCAAGGCCCGCAAGGCGCAACCGGCGCCCAAGGCCCGCAAGGTATTCCCGGGTCGAAATGGTGGACGGGCGCGGGCGCACCGCCGGCGGCGACGGGCGCCGTCGGCGATTGGTACCTCGACTCGACCGCCGGCGACTACTACGAAAAAACGGGCTCGAGCGCGTGGACGTTGCGCGGCAACCTCAAGGGCCCGACGGGCGCGCAGGGCGCGACGGGCGCGACGGGCGCGCAGGGCGCGCAAGGCCCGCAGGGTACGACGGGCCCGCAGGGCCCGAAAGGCGACACGGGCGCGCAAGGCTCGACGGGCCCGCAAGGGCCGGCCGGGACGCCCGGCTACCCGACGCCGGTCCAAAACGGGCAATGGTTGAAAGGCTCGAGCGGCGCCGTCGTTTGGGCGCCGATCGCGGCGGCCGATCTGCCGGCGCAAGCGGTCCCAACCTACGGGACGAGTTTTCCGGCGAGCCCGGCCGATGGCGCTTATCACGTCCTCGTTGACAGTACGACGGCGCCGATATGGCAATGGCTTTTCCGCTACAACGCGAGCTCGTCGTCGGCGTATAAATGGGAGTTTGTCGGCGGGACGCCGGCGTCAATCAGTTTCGTTCCGGCCTCGCCGATCGTTCTAAACACGTTGCCGGCCCAGCCATTCGGCGGATGGTACGCACCGAACGCCGCAGGCTCGACGCTCACGCTCCCGCGGGCCGGCGACTACGACCTCGCGATGACCGCGGTTTTTGACCCGAACGGGACGAGTACGTATGCGTTTGTCGCGCCGGTCGTTGGGACGTCGCTGTCGCCGTCGGGCGGCCTCATCCCTCGAGGCGAGGTCAACCTCGTTTCGACGTCGTTCTACATGACGGGAAGTTTCGTCGATTTCACTTGGCCGGGCCTCGCGAGCGGCGCCGTTGTCTACATGACGGTCCAAAGTGGCGCCAACGGCACAACGAGGATCGTTGCTTGTCATGGGACTATTCGGCCGAGGCGGGCGGCGTGACCGACATTCCTCATTTCGCGTTGCCGTTTCAGTTCGTGACGCCGGGCGCGATCGTCAACGAACAAGACTCGCTCGACGAAATCGCCGCATGCGTCTACGCGATCCTCGTTTGCCCGCTCGGTTTCCGCGTCGAGTCGCCGCTATTCGGGTTGCCCGACCAAACGTTCGCGATGCCGGCGCCCGACCTCGACGAAATCCGCGACGCGATCGAGACATGGGAGCCGCGCGCCGCGGCGCTGCTCGAGGAGCGGCCCGACCTCATCGACGAGCTCGTCGCGCATGTCGAGGTCAACGTCCAACTTCGATCGGAGGCGTAGACAATGTCGACCTACATTCCCGTCCCGGTCGAGACTGAGCCGACCGACCTCGCCGGCGAGGCGTTCGATTACCTCGCGCAACAGGTCCCGGGTTGGTTGCCGGCCGAGGGCAACCTCGAGGCGTGGCTCATCGAGGCGCTCGCGCAAATCGCCGGCGAGCTCCGCGCGCTCGTCGCGCTCGTCCCGGACGCGATTTTCGCCTACTACGGCGAGTCGATTCTCGGCCTCCCGCCGTACCCGGCGGTTCAGGCGACCGCGCTAACAACGTGGACGGCGAACGATACGGCCGGCTACCAAATCGACGCCGGGACGGTCATCGCGGTTACGCCGCCGGCGTCGCCAACCGGCTACGCGTTCTCGGTCGACGCCGGCTTTGTCATCCCGGCCGGCTCGACAAGCGTTAGCGGCGTATCCTGCTCGGCGCTCGAGGCGGGCGCGGCGGCGAGCGGGCTAACCGGGACGGTCGACGTCATCGACGCGCTCGCGTTCATTTCAACCGTGACGTTGGACGCGCCGACGTCGGGCGGCTCGGACGCCGAGACGAGCGACGCCTACCTCTCGCGGCTCTCGGCGCTGCTAACGCTGCTCTCGCCCGAGCCGATCCTCCCGCAGGATTTCGCCGTGTTGGCGCAACGGACGATCCCCGAGATTGCTCGGGCGGTCGCGATCGACCTCTACAACCCGGGCCCGCCCGTCGATACCAACTGCCCGCGATGCGTCTCGGTCGTCGTTTGCGACTCGAGCGGCGAGCCATGCCCGCCCGAGGTCAAGGCCGAGGCCGACGCGCTGCTACAGGCGCAACGCGAGGTCAACTTTCTAACGTTCATTCTCGACCCGACGTATACGACGGTCGACGTTTCGTTCTCGGTCATGAGCTATCCGGGTTTCGACCCGAACGACGTCGCCTCGCGCGTCATCGCGCAACTCGAGACGTATCTCTCGCCGGCAACGTGGGGCGTCCCGCCATACGGCGATACGTCGGCGCGCTCATGGATCAACGCGACCGAGGTTCGCTATCTCGAGGTCGCCGAGCAGGTCAACCGCGTCGACGGCGTCCATTACATCGTGACGCTCGGAATCGCCGCGTCGGGCGGGTCGCTCGGGCAGGCGGACGTCGCGCTCGGCGGCGTCGCGCCGATGCCGCGGCCGGGCTCGATTATCGGGACGGCGACCGCCGAGACATGAGCTCGAGCGCCGCGACTGAGCTCGAGCGCGTCCCGCGCCGGCGCGCGATGCCGCGCGACCTCCCGCCGCCGCCCGCGGAGCTCGCGCCGGACACGTTCGCCGGCCGGCTCTACGACATGCTCGAGCCGCTCGCCGAACAGGACCCGGTCGCCGGTTGGTCGCTCCTCATTTTGTGCAACGCGATCGGGACGGGCTACCAACTCGTCGAGGATTTGGTCCGCGACACGCCGGACGGGCCCGGTTGGTCGGCGCTCATGGACGCCGACCGTTGCCCGTATGAGGCGTTGCCGTGGCTCGCGCAGTTCGCCGGCGTCCGCATCCCGGCCGGGCTCGTCGACGACGCCGAGCGGCGCGCGTGGGTCGAGTCGACCGACGGTTTCAACCGTGGGACACGCGACGCGTTGATCGGCGCCGCCAAGGCGACGCTAACCGGCGCGCAACGGCTCGTCTTTCGCGAGCGCGACGGCGCCGCGCACGGCTACCCGGCGGCGCCCGAGGTCGCCTACGTCCTCACCGTCTACAGCTACGCGACCGAGACGCCCGACCCGACCGCGACGCTCAACGCGCTACTCGCGCAGAAACCGGGCGGCATCGTCCTCTACTACTCGGCGGCGACGATGCAGGACTACCAAAACGTCAAGGACACGAACGCGACCTACGCCGTCGTCAAATCGACATTCAAGGACTACGCCGCGCTCGCAATGAACCAACCCGGATAGGAGGGCGCATGACCGATACCGCAGTTGAGCCGCTCGGCTCGTCGACACCGAAATACGCGCTTCGCTACCCGGCGGCGACCGACCCGGCCGACGTCCCGACCGACATGCAAAACCTCGCGCTCGACGTCGAGGCCGCGCTCGGCGTCGCGCTCCCGACGCCGTCGACCTCGCCGCCGCCGGGCGCGGTCGACGGGCAGCTATGGGGCTTCCGGCCGGTCCCGAGCATCTATTGGCTTTTCCGCTACAACCCGTCCTCGCCGCGAGCGGAAAAGTGGGAATGCGTCGGCGGCGTCCCCGTCATCCCGGCGGTCCCGGGCAACACGGCGCCTATCCCAACGGGCGCGTGGGTCGATAGCGGCGGCCCGACGTTCGCGGCCGCCCGCGCCGGCATCTATCAGGTCGGTTTCAACGCTCTAGCCACCATGCCGACACCGCCGACGCCGGCGGGAGCCATCATCGACGCGCGCGTCGCGATAGCGACCGGCGCCGATGCGACACCTATCGACGGTACCGCCGCGATCGTCCAATCGACCGCCGGCGGGCTCGTAACCCTTTCTAAGCCGGTTTGGACGGTTCAAGCATCCGCAGGCTCGACGATCAAGCTCGTCTACCTCGTCAATGGGCCGACGAGCGACGTCTCGTTCGGGTATCGGTTTATGAGCGTTCTCGCGCTAGCTGTCAACTAATGGAGGTCATAGAACCGTTGGACGTCCGGCGAGTCGGTAGTCCGAGCGACATGGGGCGGCAGTTCGCCCGGCAACGGCGGCCGGCGCCGCAATCGGTACCAAGCGCGGAGGCGGCGAACGAAGCGCATAACCCGGCAACGATAACCCAAGAGGAGGGGACCGAATGACCGAAACACCTACAGCCGAGCCGACCGAGCCCGAGACGCCGACGACCGAGCCCGAGACGCCGACGACCGAGCCCGAGACGCCGACGACCGAGCCCGAGCCCGACGAGGGCAACGGCGACGACAACGGCGACGACGAGGAGTAGTCATGAGCGAGCGCGCCGCCGGTTGGGACTACCAACACGCTTACCCCGGCGCGCCTATGGTCAAGGTCGCCGGTTTCCCGCGACCGCTCTACCCGCCCGACGCGAACAAACACGGCAAACGGCCGAGCTCCGACGCGAGCGACGTCGTCGCCTATAAACGGGTCGTCTCGAGGGCCGGCCGTTGGCCGTGGCAATCGTTCGATGACAGCTACTCGAACGGGTTTGCGCATGGGACGAGCGGCAACGTCGGCGAGACGGGCGTCGCCGGCGTCCAACGGCAACAGGACCTCGACGATTCGGGATGGATCGGCGAAAAAACGTTCAACACGTTTCGCTCGATTGTCATTCCCGACGGCCTGCCGCATGCCGGCGAAATGGCGATGGACGCCTACGCCGTCTCGCTCATCGACGAGGCGTTCAAAAAGTTCGGCGGCAACGAGCCGGCGCCGCCGCCGAGCTCGACGCTCCGCGAGCGCGCGCTCGATAAGGCGCGCTCGCAACTCGGCGTCAAGGAATCGCCGCCCGACTCGAACCACGTCAAATACTGCGATTGGTACGGCATGACCGGCCCGTGGTGCGCGATGTTCGTTACGTGGGCGTATGAGACGACCGGCGACTCGCCGGCGTTCGTCAAGGGCTCGCGCTACAGCTACGTCCCGTTCATTCTCGACGACGCGCGCAACCGTCGTTACGGGCTCTCGACCGTCGACGACGTTCTCCCGGGCGACCTCGTTCTCTACAACTGGGACGGCGGCGAATACGACCATGTCGGTTTGTTCGAGGCGTGGACGGGCGGCCGGACGTTCAACGCGATTGAGGGCAACACGTCGACGAGCAACAACTCGAACGGCGGCGAGGTCATGCGCCGCTCGCGCGACGCGTTCTCGACGCCGACCGTTTTCGTCCGCGTCGCCGAGCCATGATCGGCGTATGGATTGGGCGACCCTCGGCGCGTTTCTCTCGGGCGTCGGTAGCGTTGTGAGCGCCGGTTTCTACATTCGCGCGATGCGCCGGCGCGCCGAGCGCGATTGCGAGAAACGGCTCGAGGCGTTCCGCGAGGGAATCAAGATGGAGCGCGAGCGTTGAGGGTTTGGCTACTGCTCGCCGCGGCGCTCGGGCTCGCCGGCGCCGGCGGTTTCCTCGCGTCGCAGGCGATCGGCGGGAGCGCGGCGCCGGCGCGAACCGTGACGATCAATGTCGCGACCGGGCCTCGAGGCCCGGCAGGGCCGCCGGGCGCGCCGGGCGCGAAGGGCGACGCCGGCCCGGCCGGCCCGAAGGGCGACGCCGGCGACGTCGGCCCGCAGGGCCCGAAGGGCGACGCCGGCGCGCAGGGTCCGGCCGGCGACCCGGGCGCGCAAGGGCCGCCGGGCCCGAAGGGCGACACGGGCCCGAAGGGCGACCCGGGCGCGGCCGGGCCGCAAGGCCCGCCCGGCGGCGTCTCATGCCCGGCCGGCTATCAACCGACGGACGTCGTCGTCAATCATCCGGGCGGACAAATCACGCTCTACGTGTGCGCGAAGTAGTCGCGGAGCTCGCCGCGGTCGCGATGATGGCGGATCGCCGCCGGCTCGCCGTGTCCGCGCAAGTGGGAGCGTCGGCCGTCCGGGTCGACGACCGCGAACGCGACGCGAACGTGAGCGAGGCGACGCTCGACCGCGCCATCCACGCCGGCGAGCTCGAGGTCGGCGGGACGCGCGGCCGACGCCAGCGGCCGACGTCGAGTAGCTCTCGAGGATTGCCGACCATGTTCGGGGCCTCCCCCGTTGATTTTTTTGGGGGCGGCCGGCGCGTCGAGGTTGCCGAACGCGCCGGCACCGCAGGCCGCTCGAGTCGAATGATTACCCGGGCCGGCTCGAGCTCGAAACCGAATCGCCTCGGCGCCGAAACGAAAAGGCCGCAAACTCGGCGAAGTTTCGGCGGCCGTCATCGGCCGTCATGGTTCGTCATCGGCCGTCATGGTAGAACGGGTCGCTCCGATGAGCGATTCCACTAGTCGCTACTCGAGCGTCGAGGCTTTCTATCAGGCCGACGAGCGCCGCCGCCGCTCCCCGGAGCTCGATTTCGGCGTATGGTGGCGCGCCGCCGGCGTCGTCTACCGCCTAACGTGGGTCGACGCGACCGGCGAGCTCATCGCCGTACAGTTGACGCCGGCGCGGACGATCCCGTTTCACGTCCTCGAGGACGAGCTCGAGCGCGTCTACCTCCCGCGCAAGTGGGCCGAGCGGGTCGAGCTCGTCGCCGAGCAGAATCCCGAGCTCGTCGTCGGCGTGTTCGGCGTCGCCGTCATCGGCGGCGAGCCCGACTCGGTAACGGTCCTCGGCGTCGTCCGCGAGCGCGGCGTCGTCGAGCGGTTGCTCGAGGGATGGGGCGAGGTTTGCGGCGAGCCCGACTCGCTCGCGTGGGTCGTCGAGCGCGTCCGCCGCTCGGGCCTCGAGGCGGCGACATGACGCCGACGCCGGCGCCGCGCTACGACCCGCTCGACCTCCTCACAATCGACGAGGTCGCGACGCTCACGAAACGGCATCGGCGGACGATCGAGCGCGAGGTCGCGACCGGCGTCCTCCAAAGCGTCCTGCTCGGCCGGCGGCGGCTCGTCCCGCGCGCCGAGCTCGAGCGGTACATCGCGGCCGGGACCGGCTACAATGTAGACGACCCTATTCCTATTGAGGAGGCCCGTCGTGACCACTAGCGCGACCCGCTATCCCGGCATTGATCGCCACGGCGACAAGGTCCGGGTCCGTGTTCTGTTTCCGGCGCCGTATGGGCGCTACTCCGAGCTCGTCGACGACGTCAACGAGGCAATCACTCGCCGCGCCGAGCTCAAACTCCGCGCCAAGGCCGGGCTACCGCCGGTCGACCCGGTCGCCGAGGACGAGAGCGACCCGACGCTCGCCGAGGCGCTCGCCGCGCTCATCCGGCAGAAACGAGCGAACGGCCGCGGCGTCCGGTTCGCGACCGAGTCGGCCGCGTTTTGGCTCGCCGGCCCGTTCGCCGAGCAGCGGCTCTCGACCCTGCGCCGAGCTCCGCTCGAGGACGCGATCCTCGACCGGGCGACCTACGCGCCGACCGCCGCCCGCAACGAGCGACAGGTCCTCATTCGGGCGCTCGAGCTCGAGGCCGACCGCGGCGCGACGGTCGACGCGCGCATCCTGCGCATCCCGGCGCGGCGCGTCCGGCCGGTCGTCGAGCGCAAGGCGCTCTCGGCGTTCGAGCTCGAGTATTTCGTCGTCCGGGCGCCGGCGATCGGGCGGCGGCTCATCCTGCTACAGGGCACCGTCGGAAACCGCGTCGCCGAGCTATTCAAGGCCGAGCCCGGGCATTTCGACCTCGACGCGACCCGGGTCGAGAACGGCGTCGAGGTTCCGGCGCCGACGATGTTCGTCCCGGCCGCCAACTGCAAAGAACGCGTCGACAAGTGGGTCCCGTTGACGCCCGAGGAGGCGCTCGTCGTCCGGGAGCAACTCGGCGGGCTACGCGTCGTCGACGCGTCGAGTCTGACCGGCTCATGCCCGGGACGCGACCCGCGGGCGCCGTGGGCGTTTACGACGCCCGGCTACCGCCGCGAAAACAACGGGTCGGCGCCGCTCGACGTCGCGCGGGCTCGGGCGTTGCGGGCCGAGGGTTGGTCGTTCGTCGCGATCGGCCGCGAGCTCGGCGTCTCACGGCAGGCGGTCCGGCAACGGCTCATGAGCGCGGACGAGCTCGAGCTCGCCGCCGGGACGCGTTGGACGAGCGAGCGTTTCGAGCGGCTCGTTTGGCAACCGGCCGTCTCGGCGGCGGCGGCGGCGTGGCGGGCCGACAACGACCTCGGCGAGGTCCTCGTCGGCGGCGAGCTACGGCCGGCGCCGACGCCGTTCGAGTGGTACGTCGACCCGGCGACCGCGCCGCCCGATGGCCGCCGGCGCGCCGACGATGATGGGCGCCGATGGATCGGGACGCATGACCTACGCGCGACGGCGGTAACGATGATGCGCGACCGCGACGTCGCCCGCGACATTGCCGCGGCCCGGGTCGGGCATGCCGACGCCGGAAAGCTCGTCGACGCGATCTATGACAAGGGCTCGAGGGCGACCCGGGTCGCGCGGGCGCTCGCCGAGGCGGCGCCGCTCGGCCTGCGCGCCGCGATGTTGGGGCGCGGATGAGCGCGCTCCTCGGCAACGCCGCCGCGGCGCGGCATCTAACCCGGGCGCGCGAGCTCGGCCGCGCGATGCGCGAGGCCGCCGAGGACATGCGCGTCGAGCTCGAGGCGGCCCGCGCCGCCGGCGCATCGTGGCAGGCGATCGCCGACGCCGCCGGGCCGGCGCCGAGGCGACCCGAGGGCGCGAGCGCGACGGCGATGCGGCGTTGGCTCGACCCGAGTTACCGATGAGCGAGCGCAACCCGATCGCGGTCGCCGTCGCCGAGCTACGCGACGCCGTCACCATTCTCGAGCATGCCGACCCGGCGGTCGGGACGCCGGCGTTTCGGTTACTCGAGGCGGCTCGCGCCATGCTCGCCCGTTGGGACGAGGAGGTCGGCAAGCGATGAGCGACGACCGCGAGCTCGGGCCGCCGACGATGGGCGACCATGAGGACGCCGCGCGCCGCGAGGCCGCCTACGGCGCGACGTTCACTTGCCCGGTATGCGGCCGGACGTCGCATAACCCGAACGACGTCGCCGAGAGCTATTGCGGCGCCTGCCACGGCATGACGACGGCGCCGCCGCCGCCCGGTTTCCGCTGGGTCCTGTTCGTCCCGACCGACGAGCGCCGGCGGTTCGGGCGCCTCCTCGACGACGCCGGCCTCGAGCCCGGCGCCGACTACATCATCGTCGCCGGCGACCAAGAGGGCGACTACGTCTACGACGGCGAGCGGTTCGTCGAGGCGCCGGCATGAGCGAGGCCGAGGCAATCGCGATCCTCCGCGCGGCCGACCCGGCGTTCGGCCCGGTCGCCGACACGCTGCTCGAGCTCGCCGACGACGACACCGTCTCGCCCGACGTCTACGACCGCGTTTGCTCGGCCGTGTTCGCCGTCCTCAACGCATGGGCCGAGCTCGCCGGCCGCGACGGCGACCCGCGGTTCGCCGAGCCGGTCGGCGAGAACGAGGTCGCCGGCCTCGCGGTCGCGTTCAAGGCGCTAGTCCTGCGCGCCGGCGGCCGGGTCGAGATAACCGAGGCCGAGCTACTCGAGGCCCGCGAGCTACTCGCCCGCGTCGACGCCGACCCCGAGCGCATGGTCGTCGAGCTCGTCGAGGGCTCGCCGCCCGACGTCCCGCGGTTCGCCGCCGAGGACGCATGAGCGTCGGCCGGCAACTCTGCGGTCGCGCGATCGACGTCGCCGCCGACCTACGCCGCTACGCCGACCTCCTCGACGATTTCGAGGGCGCGACCGAGGCGGCGATCATCGCCGTGGACGCGCGCTCGCTCGCGCGCAAGCTCGAGGCGCTCGTCACGCCGGTCCTCGCGTTCGAGGGCGAGAGCCGGCCGGCGCTCGTCGCCGGCCGCTACGACGAGCTCCTCGTCGACCCGCGCGACCGGGACGAGCTCGACCGCGGCCTCGGCGAGGTCGCCGGCGACGACCTCGACGCCGGCGAGCGGCTCGATGAGGCGATCGAGGAGCAATACGGGAGGCATCCGGCCGAATGACGCCGAACGAGGCCGCCGCCGCCGGCGTACCCGGCTACTACGTCGTCGAGCTCGAGCACGGCCGCGCCGTCGGCGGCCCGTTCGCCGTCGACCTCATGGCGCGCAACGTGCGGCTCGCGCTCGAGGCGGCGCTCGCCGGCCGTTTCGTCGTCGAGCTCGTCGAGGCGCCCGCCGAGGTCCCGGCGTGAGCGACCTACGGACACGTTGGCGCCTCGTCGCGATCGCCGAGGGCGCCCGCATCCGGCAGGGCCTCGACGTCGAGCTCGTCGTCGATACGACGGCCGACGTCGTCGTCGACGCGATCGAGCGGGCGGCGCGCGCGAACGGCATCCGGCTCGAGCGCGTCCCGCCGGCGCGGCGCGGCCGGCCTCCGAAAAATGAGCCGGCGCCCGATCGGTCCACTAGTCCCGAAAGGGCGGCCGACTCGACCGAGGAGGATACGGCATGACCGAGCTCGACGAGCTACGCAAAACGCTCGACGAGCTACGCGAAACACGGCTCGAGCTCGCCGACGAGCGCCGGCGCTTGACCGATGAGCTAATGGCGATCGAGGCGTCGCTCGGCGACACGAACCGCCTCGACCCGGAAACCGGCCGGCGGATGGCCGGCGCCGACTATTGGGCGTGGCGGCATGACGCGATGCGCAACAAACAGCGCGTAACCCGGGCGCTACGCGACGTCAAGGCCCTAGCCGCTCATGTCCAACAGGAAATCGCCGAGCTACCGAAAACGCCGGGTCAACGCGCCGCCTCGAGGACGCGCATCGAGCAAAAGCTCGACCTCCTCCTCGACCATTTCGGGCTCGAGTGGACGCCGCCCGACGCGAGTGGTCCAAACGTGGTCCAAGAGGCCGACGAGTGAGGGCGAAAAACCCCGCATTTGCAGGGCTTTCGCCGATGGGCGGTACTGGGCTCGAACCAGTACCAATCCATACCGACATAGGCCGCCATAGGGCGGCACGATCCGACAAAAGGGCCGCAAATGCGGCCCTTTTCACGTCGAAAGGACGGCTCATGTCGGCCCGTGTCGGTTCGTGTCGGAAAGGCCGTTTGGTCCAAGAGTGGTCCAAGACTCGAGCGGCGGGCCCGGCCCGACGTAACCCGCGGGTCCAAACCGCGGGGGAGATTCGGCAGGCGCGGGACTCCGCGAAAACGTGCCCGCGTCCCTGCCGCTCGAGCTCGGAGGCGCCGGCGATTCGGCCCGCCGGCGCGCGCATACGGGCGCAGGCGAGGCGGCGGGCAGGGCGCCCGGCTCGTTGCATGTCGGGCCCGCCGGCGACGAGAGCGGGGCTTATACGGCCGCGCGACAACGACGAACGGGAGGGAGCATGTCAGTAGCAGCGCAACCGCAAATCGCGATCGACGAGCGGGTCATCGAGAGCCCGGAGCTCGAGGCGGCGCTCGAGGCGCGCGAGGTCGCTAAGGCGGCGACGAGCGAGGCTCGGGCGACGCTCAAGGCGGCGCATGAGAAAGCCGTCGCGCTCATCGGCGAGCTCGAGCTCGGCGAGACGACCGTCCGCGTCGGCCGGTTCCGGCTCACGGTTCGCAAGGTCGAGGCGCGCTCGGTCGCGTTCGATACCGAGCCGACAACCCGGTTGACGATTACGCCCGACCGCGAGGAGCCGTTTTGAGCGCCGTCCTCGCCGGGCTCATCGTCGCCGTCCTCGCGTCGGCGCTCGCGTTCGGGACCGTCTATATGCGTTGGGCGTGGCGGACGGCGCGGCGGCGGCGGGAGCGGCGGCTCGAGGTCGAGCGGCAACGCGACGAGCTCGAGCGAGCCGAACGCCGTTTACGTCTACGGATTAGGCCGGCGGGATGAGCCGGCCGGCCGCAATCCTGCTCGTCGGCGCGTTCGCCGGCGTCGTCACGTTCGCCGTCGTCGCCTACGGCGCGCCGTTCCGGCATAGCGGCGAGCGCGTCGTCGGCTACGGGCAAATCCGTTACGCGGGCGCCGGGCCCGAGCGTTGGGCGATGCGGTATCGGCATGCTCGCGCGGAGCTCGTCGACGTGCGGGCGCGGCTCGTCGACGTCCGGCGGCGCCTGCGCGTCGAGCGGCGCGTCCTACTTCACGCGCCGACCGTCCGCGAGGCGATCGACCTCGCCGCGGCGACCTACGGTTTCGCGTCGACGCTATGGCGCAAGGCGGGTTGCGAGACGGGCGGGACATTTAGCCCGAGTGCGCATAACTCGAGCGGCGCGTCGGGGCTATTTCAGTTCATGCCGAAAACGTGGAATACGACGCCGTATTCGGCGTTCTCGGTTTGGTCGCCGTATGCGAACGCGCTCGCCGCGGGTTGGATGCATGCTCACGGCCGCGGCGGCGAGTGGTCCTGCGGATGACCGAGCCGCTCCAACGGCATCCGACGCCGGCGGGCGATGCGCGCGGACGGCGCGGCGCGATCCGGCTCGAGCGGGTCCTCCGGGCGTTGCGCGACGCCGGCCGCATCGAGGATTACCTACAGCCGGACGCGATCGTCCTCGTTGGCGGCGGCGCGTTCATGGTCGAGGCGAAGGACCAGGATCATTTCGAGGCGCCGCCATTCGACGGGCACGGCCTCCCCGTTACGCAGGCCGGCAAGTATGAGGGCGTTCGCGCCGCGGTCGGGATGCGGACATGGTTCGTCGTTTACGACAACGGCAACGTTTATGCGGCGTGGCTCGACGAGCTCGAGGCCGTCGAGCATTTCGACACGGCCGGGATTGTCAAGACGCCGCGCCGTATCTATCCGCTCTCGAGTTTCCGGCGGCTCGGTTGACGCGTCGCCGGCTACCGGCGTGGATTGCGGGCGGGCCCGAGGTTTCGACACTCGCCTATCAGGTCGTTTGCGTCGCGTTCGGCGACCCGCCGGCGCGCGACTCGGCGCCGGCGCTCGATACGCGTCCGTTCGGGCTCGTCGGCGTGGGCCGCGTCATCGCGCATCTATGCGAGGTCCTCGACGCCGACGAGGCGGACGTCCTGCGCGCGATGGCCGAGCTCGAGCGCGTCGGCGTGTTCGTCAACGAATCGAAAGCGAGGCAACCATGAGCGACAACGGCAACGCGCCGACGTCGGTCCGGAAAAATCACGGCCGCAACCATTCCTATTACATCGACGGCGCCAAAGTTCCCGGGATTACGACGGCGCTCAACAAGGGCTTTCCGAAACCGGCGCTCGTCGATTGGGCCGCCGGCGCGACGGCCGACTACGCGCTCGACCATTGGGACGAGCTCGGCGAGCTCTCGCCGTCGAAACGGCATAACGAGCTCAAGCGGGCCCGGTTCGAGACGCAGGACGAGGCGAAGCTCCGCGGGACGCTCATTCACAAATACGCGCATCAGTTGGCCGCGGGCGAGGAGATTCTCGTCCCGGACGAGTACCGCGACCATGTCGACCGCTATCTCGATTTCGTCCGCGATTGGGAGCCGCGCGAGCTCCTCGTCGAGCGGCCGTTTTTCTCGAGGACGCATCGGTACGCCGGGACGCCCGACCTCGTCGCCGAGCTCGCCGACGGCGCCGTTTGGATGCTCGATTGGAAAACGGGCGCGAAACACGGCGTCTACCTCGAGCACGTCCTACAGCTAGCCGCGGCGCGGTTCGCCGAGTACGTCGTCGACGACGCCGGCGCCGAGGTTCCGCCGCCGGCGGTCGACCGTTGCGGGATCGTTTGGCTACGCGCGGACGGTTACGACCTCTATCCGGTCGAGGCGGACGCGCGGGCGTTCGCGTTGTTTCGGATGGTCCTGCGCGTCGCGGAATACATCGAGGCCGGGCTCGAGAACGTCGTCGGCGACGCGTTGCTCCCGCCCGAGCTCGAGCTCGAGGGCGTCGGCTAAATGGGCGACCTCGAGCGAATCCTCGAGCTCGCCGTCCGCGTCGGCGCCGCCCGCGCCGCGTGGCGAACCGTCGAGCTCGACGCCGAGGACCTATCCGACGACGAGCTCGACCTACGTATCGACGCCGTCCGGCTCGCGACGCTCGACGTCGCCGACCGGCTCGACGTCCTCGCTACCAACCCGCTACCCGAGGAGGACCCGGTATGAGCCTCGTCTCATATGACCCGGCCGCGCTCGCGCGCGCCGACCGCGGCGGTTTCGCCGCGGAATGGTTGCTCGACCCGGCCGAAATCGCGAACCGCATCGGCGGGACCGATTTCGTCCCGAAAGCGTTGCGTAACAACCCGGCCGCGATTACCGCGGCGCTGCTCTACGGCGCCGAGGTCGGGCTCGGCCGCATGCAATCGCTCGCGATGATCGCCGTTATCGACGGTACGCCGACAATGCGCGCACAGGCGCAACGCGGCTTGATCCTCGCCGCCGGTCATGACCTATGGGTCGAGGAGTCGACGCTTACGCGTTGCACGATCGCCGGCCGCCGGCGCGGCTCGGAAATGACGTCGCGGGTTACGTGGACGCTCGACGACGCGAAGCGCGCGAAAATCGCCGGCAAGCCCGCATGGCAGGCGTACCCCCGCGCGATGCTCCTCGCCCGCGCGAGCGGCGAGCTCGCCCGCGCGATTTTCGCCGACGTCATCGGCGGGTTGCGCACAACGGAGGAGGTCGAGGACATTGACGCCGACTACCTCGACCCGGACGACCCCGAGACGCCGCGCCGCGCCGCCGCGCAGGCCGACGCCGACGCCGCGAAACCGACGACACGCCGCCGGCGGCGTGTCGGGACGACGGCCGGCTCGAGCTCGAGCTCGTCGCCGGTTGTCGAGCCCGAGCCCGAGCCGATTCCAACGCCCGAGCCCGACCCCGAGCCCGAGCCCGACCAACCTACCGAGCCCGTCGGCGAGCAGGCGGCGCCCGAGACGCCGCTCGGCGGCGACCGGACGCCGGTCGAGCCGGCCGCGCCGAACCCGCCGAACAACGCGCAACTCGGGATGATGTTCGCGCTATTCGGGCGCAAGGGCCCGACCGAGCGCGAGGAGCGGCTCGCGTATTGCGAGCGCGTCCTCGGCCGGAAAATCGGCTCGTCGAAAGAGCTCTCCGCGCTCGACGTTACGCGCATCATCGACGCGCTCAACGCCGAACCGGACGCACCGGACGCGCCGGCGCCGGCGCCCGAGCCCGAGCCGGACAACCCGGGCGGATTCGGCAACCGGGCCGCCGGCATTCCCGCCGACCTACCGGCCGACGAGCAGGCCGTCCTAGACGCGCTCGCCGACGAGCTCGACGCGAGGCCGGTCGAGCCGGGCGAATAGTGAGCGCGGCAGGTTTCGGCGCCGATCGGTTCGGCTGGACCGACGACGCGCTCGCCGAGCTCCGACGCCTGCGCGGCTGGACCGAGCCGGCAATCGAGCGGCTCGAGCTCACCTACGACCCGAGCTCGGGCGCCGTCGGCATCCCGATACGCGACGAAATCCTCGACGAGCTCGGCCGGCTCACCTACAACCCGCTCCCGAGCCGGCGCGCGAACGGCCGCCCGAAAATGCAGGGCCCGCCCGGCGTCCCGCGGCAGTTGTTCCCGCCGCCCGAGACGCTCGCCGAGAACGTCGTCGACGTCCTCCTCGTCGAGGGCGAGCCCGACGTCGTCGCGGCATGGTCGGCCGGTTTCGTCGCGGTCGGCGTCCCGGGCACCGCGGGATGGCAGGCCGGCTACGCCGCCCGGTTCCGCGGGCCGCGTTGGCGCGTTCATGTCGCGTTCGATTGCGACGAGAGCGGCCGGCGCGCCGCCGGCGAGGTCGCCGCGTCGCTGCTCGAGCTCGGCGTCGACGTCCGCGTCGTCGACCTCGACCCGGCCCGAGCGGACGGCTACGACCTCACCGACTACCTGCTCGAGCGCGGCGCCGGCGCGCTCCGCGAGCTCATCGCCGGCGACGAGCTCTACTCGACCGAACCGCCGCCGCCGTGGCGGTCCGTCCTTTGGCCGCAGTTCCGCGACGAGGCGCCCGAGGCGCATAAATGGCTCGTCGAGGGCCTACTACCCGCCGGCGTCCTCGGTTTCGTCGCCGGCCCGCCGAAAAAGGGCAAAACGTGGCTCGGGATCGCCGTCGCGCTCGCGCTCGCGACCGGCCGGCCGCTCCTCGGCTACGCAACGGCGCCCGTCGACGTCCTCTACGTCGCGCTCGAGGGCTCGAGGACGGGCCTACGGGCCCGCATCGGCGCGCTCGCCCGCGGGCTCGGCGCCAACCCGGATTCGGACGAGCTCGACCGGCTACATATGCTCTACCGGCCGCGTCCATTCGACCTCGCCGAGCTCGCGACCGCCGCATGGCTCGCCGGCGAGGCCGAACGCGTCGACGCCGGCCTCGTCATCGTCGACGTCCTGCGCGCCGCCGCCCGATTCCGCGAAAACGACGCCGAGGATTTCGCCCGCGTCCGCGATTCGTTCGAGCCGCTCCTCGTCGCCGACCGGACGGCGCTATTGCTCCACCATTTCGGCAAGCTAACCGAGACGCAAAAGGAAAGGTCGCCGGGCGAGCGCATGGCCGGGACGGGCGCAATGTACGGCGCGCTCGACGTCGGATTCCTGATAACGACGTCGACCGACGGCGCGCGGCGAATGCGCGTCGACATTGAGGCGCGCGATTTCGCCGCTCCCGAGGCGCTCGGCGTCGCGATCCTCGGGACCGGCTCGGGCGAGCATGGCGGCTTTACCTACGCCGACACGGCGAGCCTCGAGCTCGACGAGACGGCCGCCGGCCGGCGCGACCTCATCGCCGAGCTCGACCTACTGTTCGCGGACGGCGTTTGGCGCACCGGCGACCAACTCGTCGACGACCTCGACGACGTCGGCCGCAAGGCGATCGAGGAGGCGATCGCGACCGACGCGCAGGCGCGCGCGGAGCTCGGCGTCGACCCGCGGATCATCCGTTGGGACATTGAGCGCGACGGTCGGCCGCCGGCGCCGTTTCGGGCGAATGCGCGCCCGTATGGGACGGCCGCGATGCTCGAGCTAACCCGTTCGGAAACCCGTTCGGTCGAAAACGAGCAAACGCGTTTGTCCGATTTGGAACCCGACGCTAACCCGTTTCCCCCTTACGGGGGAATCGGGAAACGGGTTAGTGATCGTGTCCCGTTCCCGCCGCCGCCCGAACGAGATAACGGCGAACGGGAAACCGACGACCCGCTCGGCGAGGAGGGCCCATGATTCTAGACGAGCTCGAGCTCGGCCTCGGCGACGTCGTCGCGTTCGTCGTCGACGGGACGCCGGCGCCGCAGGGCTCGAAAACCGTCGGCCGCTCGAGCGGCGGCGCGTCGTTCGTGCGCGAGGACAACCCGGATACCGAACCGTGGCGCAACGCGGTCGCAACTCGAGCTCGCGCGGCGATGGCGGGCCGGCCGCCGCTCCCGGGCCCGCTCGAGCTCGACGTCGCGTTCATGTTCGGCCGTCCGAAATCTCACTACCGGACCGGCCGCAACGCCGGCCGGCTCAAACCGTCGGCGCCGATCTATTGCGACAAACGACCCGACCTCGACAAACTGTTGCGCGCGATCGGCGACGCGATTACCGGGATAGTCGTCGTCGACGACGCCGCCATCGTCGAGCTACGCGCCCGGAAAGCCTACGGGTCGCCGGCGGCGCATATCGCGATCCGAACCCTAGCCTAGAACGGAGGATGAATCATGCGAGCGGTACGTTGCGAGAAACCCGCCGGCGGTCATGCCGTCCACTGGCTCGCCGAGGACGGCGAATGGACGCTATGCGGCCGGCGCGTCCCGGTCCTACTCATGGTCGAGCGGCTCGACCTTGCCGAGCTACCGGCCGACGAGCGTTGCGAGGTTTGCGAGGTCATGTACGCGAAACCGAGCTCGAAAACGCGTTGGCGGGCGCCGGTTACGGCCGAGCCTGCCGCGGGCCGGCTCTACACGTCCGGCCCGCTTTACCACGGGCTAAGCGGCCGGCGCGCCGGCCGTCGAGTATGAACCGCGCCGACGACCAAACCCGCGCGATTCATGAGGCGCTCGAGCGGCTCGTCGACCTACGCGACGGCGAGCTCCTCGGCTGTTGGCTCGTCATCTATGAGACGGTTCGGCTCGACGACGGCGAGCCGGCGGTCGGTCATCACTACGGGCCCGAGTCGGTCCCGGCATGGCGGGCGCTCGGCCTGCTCGAGTGGCAACGGGAGACGCTCGCCGGCATGGTCGGCCGGGACGACCCGCTCGAGGAGGACGAGTGAGCGCGTGTCGGTCATGCGGCGCGCCGATCGAGTGGGCGGTTACGGCGGCGTTCGGCCGGCGGATGCCGCTCGACCTCGGCGAGCATGAGGACGGCAACGCCGCGGTTGTCGGCCGCGACCCGAGGGGCGCGCCGATCGTCGCCGTCCTCGGCGTCGACGACCTTACGCGCGTCCGCGAGTTTGGGACGGTCGCGTTGCGGCGCTCGCATTTTCAGACATGCCCGGAGGGCGACGAGTGGCGGCGCGGATGAGCGGACTCGGCCTCGAGGCGCTCGTCGCCGACCCGGATTTCGTCCTCTACGGCGGCGACGCGCGGGACGTCCTGCGCGAGCTCCCGGCCGGCTCGGTCGATTGCGTCGTTACCTCGCCGCCATATTGGCGCCTACGCCCGGGCGCCGACGGCGACCTCGGCCGCGAGGCGACGCCGGCCGCCTACGTCGAGAGCCTCGTCGCGGTTTTCGACGAGCTCGCGCGATTACTGCGCGCAAACGGTACGACGTGGCTCGTCGTCGGCGACACCTACGACCGCGGCCGGCTCGCGCTCATCCCGGCCCGGTTGGCGCTCGCGCTCGACGCCGCCGGTTGGCTCGTCCGCTCGGACGTCGTTTGGCGGAAACCGGACGCGATACCGGACACCGGCGCGAAAACGCGGCCGGGCGCCGACCATGAATACGCGTTCCTGCTCGCGCGGCAGGCGCGGCACTACTACGACGCCGAGGCCGTCCGCGTCCCGGCGAAGTGGGAGCGATGGGGCGACCAAACCTCGCCGAAATACTCGGACCGCAACGTCGCCGGCAAGGGCTCGCGCGGGACGATGGTAAAGCCGCGGACGCTCGCCGAGATACGCGAGCGATACGACGACTCGAAACTCCTCCGCTCGACATGGTCGGTCGGCGCCGCGCGTTGCGAGGACGACCATTACGCCGCGTTTCCCGAGCGGCTCGTCCTGCCGATGATCCTCGCCGGTTGCCCGCCCGACGGCGTCGTCCTCGACCCGTTTCTCGGGACCGGGACGACGGCGCTCGTCGCGCGGAAACTCGGCCGGCGTTGCGTCGGCGTCGAGCTCGACCGCGGCTATGCGGAGCTCGCCGCCGAGCGGCTACGCCGGCAACAACGGCCGCTATTCGCCGAGGGGTCCGCCGCCGGCGCTACGCTCGGCGCATGAACTACCGGGCGATTACGGTCGGCGAAATCGCGCTCGTCGTTATCGCGGTTTTCGTCGTCCTCGCGTATTTCCACGGTTGGGGCTAGAACGGCGACGGGCGCCCGTAGGCGCCCGTTTTCCGACATGCTCCCGCTAGGGCCGACCGCTCGCGTCGCCTCTACGGGCCTCCTACGGCCTCGATTTTTCGGCGACGAGGGCCTCGAGCCGGTTACGTAGGCGTTTGACGGCCTCGCGCGGATTCGCGCCGCGCTCGCCGTAGGCCGGCGCGCTGTTCTCGGCCGTCATGAGGAGCGCGAGCGTCCGGCCGTCGTCCTCGAGCGAGAGCTCGAGCCGGCCGCCGACGTCGGCGACCCGGACGAGTAGCTCGAGGTCGAGCGCGAGCGTCCGACGGTTGCGCTCGAGCCCGTCGACGTCGCGATAGCGCGGGCTCATGACTCGTCCTCGTCGTCGTCGGCCGCCGGTTGGACGCGCTCGCGCTCGGCCGGGACCCATTCGACGCCGGGATGCCGCTCGCGCAGGATTTCGAGCCATGCGCGCATGAGGCCGTCGCGGGCCTCTTGCGGGATGCCGGCGCTCATGATTCCTCGAGCTCGACGTCGAGCTCGGCCGCGACCGCGAGGGCCTCGGCGCGCGTAACCCAACGCGGGACCTCGTTCGGGTCATACGGCCGGCCGATTTTGCCGTCGTCGTCGGCGTCGACGCGTAGGTCGGCGAGCGAGTAGACGACGACGGGGCCGACGGGCTCGCCGTCGACCTCGTCCTCATGCTTGAAAATCACGCGATGCCCGCTCATGACGACGCCTCGGGATACGGCAGGCCGGCGAGATACGCGACGCCGACCGCGAGCGGCCGTAGCGCGTCGCGCTCCTCGCTCGAGAGCCATCCGGCCGTGAGCGCGGCGACGAGGAGCGGCGCCCGCTCGACGCCGAGAGCGGCGATTGCGTAGTCCGCGGCCGTCGTCGCCGGGTCGAGCGGGTCGGGATTGCGGGCGCTCATGACGTCAACCGCCTAGTCCATTCGACCGAGAGCCCGGACGCCTCGGCGAGCGGGCGCAGGGCGACGCCGGCGGCGCGAGCCTCACGCATGGCGGCCTCGAGCTCAGCGCGGGCCCGCGCGGCTTTCGCCGCCGCCCGCGTTACGCGTTTGAGCGAGACGTCGGCCCGCGCGACGACCGCGCGAGCCTGCTCGGCCTCGCTACGCCGGCTCATGATCGGGCCTCGAGCTCGGCGCGGATGAGGCCGGCGAGCCGCTCGATTTCGGCGCGCTCGAGGTCGTCGAGCTCGACGACGTCGACGAGGAGGTCGAGCGCGCTCGCGATGCCGGCGGCGTCGTCGCTCGAGAGCGCGAGGACGACGTCGGCCGACGCGCGCTCATACGCGCGCTCCTGCTCGGCGGCCTCGTCGCTCATGCGCCGACCGAGCTCGTCATAGGGCGCGCTCATGACCGGGCCGCCTCGCGCCATTGGCGCGCGGAGCGCATGAGGCGCGCGGTCGCGAGGAAATCGCCGCGCCGATGGGCGTCGGCCGCCATGCGTTGCGCGCGGGCGGCGAGCTCGAGCGCGCGGGCCCGGTCGCGGTCGGCGCGCATCCGGTCGAAAGCGCCGGCGCTCATGACGCGCACCGGCAACGGCCGTAGAGCGAGCCGTCCGAGTAGTCGACGGTCGAGTCGCAACCCTCGCAGTAGTCGTCCTCGTTCGGGTCGGCGACGGTCGAGTAGGGGGAGCGCCGCGACTCGGAATCCCATAGCCGGGCGGCGAGAGTCTCGCCCGTGTCGATAGTGCGCATGCTGTTCCTTTCGCTAGTGGTCGAAAACGTCATGTCTACATAGTAGACGAGAGAGGGCCTCGCCGCAAGTTAGAGTTACGTAAGAGAACGGCCGCAAATAGCGACCTCGCCGACCTCGCCGGGCCCGGAGCTCGAGTAGGGTCGGCCCGTGAGTTTCGAGCGGTCGCCGGCGCGCCGCGGGCTCGACCTACTGCTCGCCGCGCATCCTCATTTCGAGCTCGTCAACGCCGATTGGCAGGGATGGGCGCCGCCGGGCTCGGACGCCGAGCTCGCCGGGCCTTGGTTGCTCGTTTGGCTCGGGCAACAGTCGGCCGACGGCGCCGACCGATTCGCGCTCTACCGATTCGCGATTTTCAAGCGGACGGGCGCCGTGCACGGCATCGGGCCCGACGGCGCCGTTACCGACGACCCGATCCTCGAGCCATGACGCCGCGCCGCAAATCGGCGGCCGAGCTCTACGACCTCGCGTTCGCCGCGCTCGACGCCGCCGGCGCGCAATCGCGGCTCGAGCTCGCCGAGAGCGAGGCGCGCGTCGCGCGGCTCAAGCATGCGGCCGAGCTCGAGAAACTCGGCCGGCAGAAAGAGGCCGACCGGATCATCGCCGCGGTTGCGCGCGAACAACGCCGGCTCGACGTCGTCGACCGCGCGCTCGAGGAGCATGCGGCGGGCCGGCCGCGGACGCGCTCGAGCGATACGTAAAGGTTCTCTAAGAGAGCGCCGAAAACCTTGCGGTCGAGCTCTCGCGTGTCTACTATGTAGACATGAGCTCCCGCCACCCACTAGAGAAAGGATCGCTCATGCGCTCGCAAATGCTCGACAACCTCTACTACAACCTTTTCGGCGACGGCGCGCGGCATTTGCCGCTCGAGGACCGCGTCGAGATTTACCTCGAGGCCGACGGTTTCGGCGACACGCGCTCGGGCGAGGCCCGCGAGAGCATGCTCGACTACATGCGCCACGGTTGGGATTGGTCGCACGTTCGCGACTCGTCCGACGAGGCGCTCGAGCGCGCGCAGGCGGCGCTAACGGCGCTGTTCGGCAGGATCATCGCCGAGCAGCGCGCGGCCGAGCTCGAGCTCGTCCGCGAGCGCGTCGCCAAGGCGATCGCCGCCCGGATGCGCGAGGGCGCGAGCTACGACGACGCGACCGCCGAGGCGTTCGCCTACTGCGACAAGCGTTGGCCGACCGTCGTCGCCGCGCTCATCGCCGAGGCCCGGTCATGAGCGCCGGCAAGGCCCGCTCGGTCGTCGAGTTTGAGCGCACCGTTACCGCGCTCGCCGGCATCTACTACCGCCGCGACCGCGGCATCCTCACCGGCCGCAACTCGAGCTCGACCGACGACTACGTCGACGCGCTCGTCAAGCGGGCCCGCGCGCTACTGCGCGCCGAGCTCGACGACGAAAACTCGCCGCTCTACGCCGAGCTCGACCGCCGGCCGAAACTCGCGGCGAAGTGGGACCGGCTCGAGCGCCGCTACTACGGGTTGCCCGCGTGAGCGCGCCGCTCGGCCTCGTCGAGGACCTCGAGCTCGAGCGGTTCGCCGTCGTCGAGCTCGAGCGGCAGGCCGCCGAGCTATGGGCGAGCCGCTCGCTCGCCGCCCGCGGCGCCGCGCTCAAACTGCGCGTCGAGGCCGCCGAGGCCCGCGCGCATGTCGCCCGGCTCGAGCTCGCGCTCGCCGGCGACGTCCGCTAGTATCCGCCGGTCGAGAACGGACGACCGGGTCGCTTTTGAGCAACCCGCTCGGTCGGGATTGACGGCAACGAGGCGCCTCCGGGCGCCTCGAGGCTTTTTCGGCGTATCCTCTCGCCGGCGAGCGACGGCTCGCTAGGTGGCGCCATCATTCCGGGCCCGGCACCGTTCGCCGCAGGCGGGCCGGGCCCGCTCATTTGACGCGCCGCCGGCGCTCGCGCTAACCTCGGGCCCGAGAGCGCCATCCCCGGCCGGGAACCTCTCCGCACGATCGCGACCTCGTCGCATCCTGTTCCCGGACCCGAAAGGCGCGATGGCACTAACGGCGAAACAGCGAGCGGCGCTCCCGGCCTCGGCGTTCGCCTACCCGAGCTCGCGCAAGTATCCCGTCCCGACGAAAGCGCAGGCCGCGAAAGCCGGCATCGGCGAGAAACAGCGGCTCGCGCTCCACCGCAACGCGCTCTCGCGAGCGAACCAATCCGGGACGAGCGGCAGCTACTCGACCGTCGCGAAAAAGGTCCGCGCCCGCTCGGCCGGCAAGGTCGCGACCGTCGCGAAAGGCAAGGGCACGATTAGCGGGCCCGGGATGCGAAAGCGCCGCGGCAAGTGAACGCCGGCGCCGAGCGCGACGGCGTCCGCCCGGAGCTCGGCGAGCGATGAGCCGGCCGACGCCGCATCTATGCGCCGAGCCCGGATGCGCCGAGGTCGTCGACGGCGCCGGCCGTTGCGAGCGCCACGGCTCGAGCGCGTGGGACCGTTGGCGCTGCTCGAGCGAGGGCCGCCGCCGATCGCAGGGCTACGGTTGGCGCTGGACCCGCGCCCGCAACGCCTACCTCGCGCATCATCCGCGTTGCGAGCGATGCGGCGCCGGCGCCGACGAGGTCCACCATCGCGACGGCCGGTTGCCGACCGACCCGGGCGCGAACGAGTGGGCGAACCTCGAGGCGCTATGCCGGCGTTGCCATCGCCGGCATCGCGTCGGCGTCGCCGAGGCGGCCGGGCGCCGGCTCGCGCGCTCGAGCCCCCGGGTTTCGGCCGGATTTCCGTCGAGTTTGTCGCGTGAC